AGTCATTTCATGGAATGCAACTACAAAGCTTTTGAAATACTATCAGAATGCTGTAGACGGTATCTTCCCTGAAGTTACTGGTACTCTTAATGAGTTTGATGGTTCTAACGTAATTAGTGGTGCGACAAGTGGTGCAGCAGGTGCTCCTGATGTTAACTTCCCAGCCGTCCCTAATTCCTCCTCACGTACCATTAATAATACTGAATATGATTTGGGTATGAAATTTAATAACGGTTATGCAAAACCTGAAATTAAATCAAATGATGGTCAAATTATTTACATAGATAATAGGAGATCCATTAGTCGTGCAAACGACCAAATAGAAGACATCAAAATCGTAATAGAATTCTAAGATGGCACAAAATACCAATCTAAACGTCACTCCGTATTATGACGACTTTGATAAAAGTAAAAACTTTTATCGAGTATTATACCGTCCTGGATTTCCTATACAGGCTAGAGAGTTAACAACCAGTCAATCTATCTTACAAAATCAGGTAGAAAATATTGGTGGTCATCTCTTCAAAGATGGTGCGATGGTTATACCAGGTCAAATTGGTTATGACCTGAATGTTGCTTGTATAATGTTACAGGAGAGTTTCTTAGGAGCAGAGGTTGAGAATTATAGATCACAGTTAAACGGTTTAATTATAGAAGGTCTAACATCTGGTGTTAGAGCAAAAGTATTATATAGTATTTCAGCTACCGATTCAGAAAAAGGATATATCACGATTTACGTTAAGTATATCGAATCAGGTGGTACAAAAAATGACCAAGGAACATTCTCAAATAATGAGCAGTTAATAACAGAGAAGGAAATTACATTTGGTACCACTCTAATTGAGATTGGATCACCATTTGCACAGTTACTTCCTACTGCTGCATTACAAACTGGTAGTGTTGCTTACGTCCAAACAGGTGTCTACTTCATTCGTGGTTTCTTTGTAGACGTACCTTATCAGTATATTTTATTAGATCAATATGGAAACACCCCATCCTATCGAGTCGGACTTGACATCCAAGAGTCTATCATCACCCCAGAAGATGACTTATCCCTTAATGATAACGCAGCTGGCACATCTAACTATGCTGCTCCTGGTGCTCACAGGTTCCGAATAACCACAAAATTAAATAAGAAGCTTCTAACAGACGACGCAGATAAAGATTTCATCGAGTTGCTGAGAATCAACGGGTCAAAAGTTGAAAAGATTGTTGACCGTTCAGCCTATGATGAGCTAGAGAAGTCACTAGCATTGAGGACATACGAAGAGTCAGGAGACTATGTTGTCTCTGACTTCCAGATCACTATGAGAGAAAACCTCGCTGATGGTTTCAATAACGGTGTCTATACTACTGGTCAAACTACCTCTGGTGGTGTAACTGCTGCTGAGAGTCTATATTCAGTAGAGTTATCTCCAGGTCTTGCTTATGTTAGAGGATATAGAATTAAGACTTTATCACCAACCTATGTTGACTTAGAAAAGCCAAGGGATACAGATAATGTCGAAAACAAAATTATACCATTTGAATTAGGTAACTGGGCTAGAGTTAATAACATCTATGGTTTCCCTAATCTAACTGGTTCTACTGTTAGTAGTAGCTATCAAGTTATAGAGTTAAGAGACACATACACTGCTACTCCTGGTGACCAGCAAGGTAACCTTATTGGATATGCTCGTACTGCTGCTATTGAGCACATAGAAGATCCTGATAATACTTTTGGTAATGCTGATGACAAGTATAAGTTAAACGTCTTCGATGTACAGATGTTTACTTTAGTCACTCTCTCATCTGCTAAGTCAGTTGACCAAGGGTCAATACTTGTAGGTGGAACATCTGGTGCAAGAGGATTCATTGTTAATACAGTATCATCTAATGATGACTGGATATTATATCAAGTAGAAGGTGAGTTTATAAAAGGTGAGATGCTTCAACTAAACGGTGAAGCAGTTGATACTATTGCTGATGTCCATCCTTACAAATTCTCTGATACTCGTCAATTACTTACAAGAGATGAGGGCTCAAGTGCAGTTGAATTTACTGCTGACTTAATTCTCGAAGATATTATTAGATTAGAAGGTGACTCATTCACCTATGATGCTACTGGTAGTTCTGAAAAGATTACTGGTTTAAACTCAAACTTTGCTATTGACTTACGTCCTGGTGATAGAGTTTACTTTAGTGCAACCAAATATGTTGACATTGATAAGGTAACTCCAGGTAGTTTGAGTTCTACTGGTATGGCAAGCATCTTTAACTATGCAAATCAGACTGCTAATGTAACTCCTGGTGCTGGTGGTGCTGCTCCTACTGCTGGAGAATATACAGTATTGGTTAGATACCGTGGTAGATTACAAGGTCTTGATAATGCTGACCTATTCAGTCCAATGCCTAAGAAATACATTAAGAGTATTTCTGACGAATCATCTATTGTTAGAAGGACATTTGATGCACAAACCGTTGCTTCAAACTCTGTTTCTATAACTCTACCTGAGAATGAGCAGTTTGTTGCACTCGACCAAGAGCATTATAATATTACTGTATTGGCAAGTAGTACGTCTTCCCTTGTAGGTGACCCACTTGCTATTAATACGACTACAAGTGGTGCTATAGCATATTGTACATTCACTACATCTGATAGGACTACCCTACAGGTTGACAACCTAACAAATATTACTTCTGTTAAAGTTACTGCTACAATCTCTAAGAACGTAACTACTAAGAAGACAAAATCACAGAAAGAGATGTTTGTCTTGAAAGTTAATAAGACAGTCAGGTCTCTCGATAAGCCTCAGTATGGTTTAACATTCTCCACATTGTATGGCACAAGAATTCAGGATAAGGATCTTTCATTAGGTCTAGTTGATTGCTACAGATTACATGCTGTATATGAATCACTAGATGATAATGATGCAGTTGTCCCAAGTGTAACTATAGTTGAGCCAGTATTCTTTGCTACCAACACTATTGTTACAGGTAGGACTTCCCAAGCAAGAGCAAAGGTTGTTGAATTTGCATCTGCAAGTTTGAAACTAAGTCTTGTATATATTGGTGATAAACAGTTTATACCAGGCGAAACTATTACTGGTGAAGACAGTAGTGGTAATGCATTGACAGGTATTATTAATGATGGTGCATCATCTGTTATTAAAGGATCTAAAGTTATTACTGACAACTACTATCTTGAGGTAGGTCAGACAGGATTTATATATGATACATCAAGACTCGTAAGAAAGAAAGGTGTCTCAACACCTATTCGTCAGGTAAAAATTGTTTGTGACTTCTATCAGCATTCTGCTACAGGTGATTACTTCGGTGGTCAATCATATCTGAATACATTGTATAAGGATATTCCATTCTACAATGTTAACTTCTTAGCAGATTTCTTAGATTGGAGACCAGGTGCTAAGAATCTTTATAGTGATGCAGGTACAGTTTCTACTCCTGCATATGTAAACTGCTCTACGTTTGACTTTAAGTCAAGAGTATTCACAATTGGTGGCACAACAAACTCTACTATATTCGACATACCTAAGTTAGACAGCGACTTCCGTTGTGACTTTGATTGGTATCTACCTAGGACTGATAAGATATTCTTACTTCCTAGTGGTGAATTCCAAGTTGTTAAAGGTAAGTCATCATCTGAACCACAGGATCCAGATAGTCTGAAAGATGGTATGCATCTTGCTACCCTTAAGCATAGACCATATGGTTTTGGTGATCCTGGAGACACAGTAATTAAGAGGTCTGATAATAGACGCTATACTATGAGAGACATTGGTGCTCTTGAGCGTAGATTAGACCAAGTTGAGTATTACACTTCACTCAACATGCTTGAAACTGATACTTTCAATACTACTATTGTAGACTCTACTGGTAAGGATCGTTTCAAAAATGGATTTATTGTTGATGACTTTAGTGATCATAGTAAATCAGATACATCTCATGAAGACTTTGGTGCTTCATTAGACTTTAGAGAAGGCATTTGTAGAGCATCACACTATACAACTAACGTTGCTTTAATACTTAACACTACATTATCAACAAACTATCAGGTAACTGGTCCATTAATCACGTTACCTTATGCAGAATTAAAAATTATTGACCAACCATATGCTTCCAGAGTTGAAAACGTTAACCCATTTAACGTCTTCACATACATTGGACGTATTGATTTAACTCCAGCATCTGATGACTGGATTGATACTGACCGTCTACCTGAAAGAGTTATCCCAACTGAAGGTGATTTCCAAAACGTTTCATCCGAAATGGGTGTTGACCAGAATGGAATGCTACCTATTGAGTGGGGATCATGGCAGAC